CTTGAAAGCATGGTAGAAAAACTTGATGAAATGGAGACAAAACTCAACGAGCAAATTGAGAAGAATGTTTCACTCAACAAGCGTCTCGCAGAGTCGGTTGCTGATGGAATCTTTGAACAAGTCACTGTAGGTCTTGCAGACACACAGAGAGACAAGCTCGCTTCACTTGCCGAAAGTGTTGAGTTTGAAAGTGAAGAAGAATATCGTGAAAAATTGGAGACATTGAGGGAATCATATTTCCCATCAAGAGTAGTTTCTCCATATGCTAAGACTGAAACCTTGTCTGAAGGATTAGACGTTGCACCCGAATCTTATTCGGATTCAATGGCTGCATATCTGAAGACTCTTTCAGCATTCGGCAAATAATTGAATTTAATATAATTCAAACCAAAAAACAAACACTTAGTAAAAGGTAAAAGCAAATGTTCCAATCAGAACAATTGCAGGAAAAGTGGGCACCCCTCTTAGACTATCAGGGTCTTGATTCAATCAAAGATTCTCATCGTAGAGCCGTAACCGCTGTCCTGCTCGAAAACCAAGAAAGATTTTTAAGAGAAGAATCTGCATTTAGTTCAGGTGGTATTTCCAACCTGATGGAAGCACCAACAAATAGTACTGCTTCTGGCGCTAATGCCGGTTTCGGTGGTCTTGCCGCTTCCGGTGGTCCTACCGCAGGTTTTGATCCCGTACTGATCTCACTGATCAGACGTTCAATGCCTAATCTGATCGCCTATGATATCGCAGGCGTTCAGCCAATGAGCGGTCCTACGGGACTCATCTTTGCAATGCGTTCACGTTATCAGAACCAGTCTGGGGCAGAAACATTCTACAATGAAGTAGATTCTGCATTCTCAGGTCAACCAGCAGGTCGTGACAACTCTGATGGGTTTACTGACGGTGCTGCTGGTATGGGTACTACCACTCAAAGCGGAACCAATCCATCAGTACTAAACCCTGTTGGTACTGCTGTATCAACTGGTTATAATGTTGGTCAAGGTATGCGTACCGACCAATCTGAAAACCTTGATGGTACTGGTGCAGATGCATTCAACCAGATGGCATTCTCAATCGAGAAAGTCACTGTTACTGCTAAGAGCCGTGCTCTGAAAGCAGAGTACAGTCTTGAGCTTGCACAAGACCTGAAAGCAATTCATGGTCTGAATGCTGAAGCGGAATTAGCAAACATTCTCTCAACTGAGATTCTTGCTGAAATCAACCGCGAAGTTATTCGTACCATCTATAAGGTTGCTGAACAGGGTGCTGTACAGAACGTTGCAACTCCTGGTATCTTCGACCTCGATGTTGACTCCAACGGTCGTTGGTCAGTTGAGAAGTTCAAGGGTCTTCTGTTCCAAATCGAGCGTGATGCTAACGCAATCGCTCAGAGAACTCGTCGTGGAAAGGGCAACATCATCCTCTGCTCTGCAGACGTTGCTTCCGCTCTGACCATGGCTGGCGTTCTGGATTACACCCCAGCACTCAACGCTAACCTCCAGGTAGACGACACCGGCAATACTTTTGCTGGTACTCTGATGGGCAAATTCCGCGTCTACATTGACCCATATGCCGCTAACCTGACTACTGGTAGTCCAAATAATACCTCACCAGGTAACCAGTACTATGTTGTTGGTTATAAGGGTTCTTCACCTTATGATGCTGGTCTCTTCTATTGCCCATATGTTCCTCTCCAAATGGTTCGTGCCGTTGGTGAGAACAGCTTCCAGCCCAAGATTGGCTTTAAGACCCGTTATGGAATGGTTGCAAACCCATTCGCTGAGGGCACTAACCAAGGTCTTGGTGGACTTAACATCAACGCTAACCGCTACTATCGTCGCGTGGCGGTCAAAAATCTCATGTAAATCTCATATGAGATTACTTGGAGGACCTCAAAAAGGTCCTCTTTTTTTATAAATATTGCAGTTAAAAACTTCCGTGATATGTTTTATATTTACAAATCAACTAATAAAATTAATAATAAATTTTACATAGGTAGATGTAAAGGTCCCATTGAAAATAGAGAATATAAACACTGGTGGTATGCTTCTAATAAAAATAGCAATTCACCATTTCCAAATGCTTTACGCAAATATGGAAGAGATAACTTTAGATGGGAAATAATAGAACAAACTGAAGAATATAATAACGGAGAAAGAGAAATCTATTGGATAGATAAACTTAAACCACATTACAATGCTACTTTGGGTGGAGATGGAGGAACTCTTGGTCGCTCATGCCCAGAACATGTAAAAGAAGCAACAAGACAATCCAGAATTGTATCAGTTAAAGATAGAAAGACTGGAAAAATTTATACTTCTATGAAAGAAGCAAGAAAAGACACTGGAGTTTTGGAAAGTAGTATAAGCAGATCTTTAAAATATAACGGACCTGGTAGTAGATGGGAAAGAGTTATCTAAATATTTAAAAAAATCATGGTAGCGGGACAACCAGAGAATAGAAATTTTCTATCTCCAACAGGATTTAAATTTACCCTAAAGAGAGCTCCAAAAGTCTCTTTCTTTTGCAATTCTGCAAATATTCCAGAGTTGACTTTGGGAGTTGCAAATCAACCTTCATACTTAAAAGACATTGATATTCCTGGAGACAAGATTGTTTTTGGCGATTTAACTCTCAGATTTTTGGTTGATGAGAATCTAGAAAATTATATGGAAATCCAAAACTGGATTAGAGGTCTTGGATACCCAGAGAGTTTGCAACAAATTTATGATTTTCAAGAAACTGGATATATAAACCCAAAAATTGAAGCTCAGAAACAACTAGGATTATATTCTGACGGAACTCTTCAGGTTTTAACAAGTTCATCAATACCCAACTTTCAAGTCAACTTTAAGGATCTATTTCCATACTCATTAGGAACTTTGAGTTTTGATGCCACACAAACTGACGTACAATACTTTACAGCAGATGTTGGTTTCAAGTATACTATCTACAACATAGTAGATCTTGGCGGTAAACCTCTATGAGTTTTGATTTGGATATGATTCAAAAGATGTGGGAGCAAGATTCAAAGATTGATATGGATAATCTCCATACAGAGTCTACAAATATTCCCATTCTTCACGCAAAATACTTTGATTTATATAATACTATTTTTCTACTAAGAAAAAAAGCAGAACAACAGAAAAGAAATATACGCCACGAAAGATATGAATACTATTCTGGAAAGGCAGATCCAGATGTCTATAATGAAAACCCCTTTCCAAAAAAGATTCGCGATAAAGACACAATGCAAAAGTATCTTGACGCTGATGAAAAACTTTCAACAGTTTGTCTAAAGATTGATTATTATGACACAATGCTTACCTACATTGAAAGTATTTTGAAACAAATACTCCAAAGAAACTACCAAATAAAAAACGCTATAGATTTTATGAGATTCCAAAGTGGTTTGGGATGATAAATAATGATGCTTTGGTTTGGTCGCTTAAAGCAGAGAGAGGGAGCAGAAATGCTCTCTTTTTTATATAAATATAGAAGACCAAATCAAAAGTAGTATGAATAATTATTATACCTACTCTTATCTGCGTGAGGATGGAACACCTTACTATATTGGTAAGGGGAAAAATAGGAGGATACACAATAAGCATCACAAAATACCATTACCACCAAAAAATAGAAGAATATATTTAAAACAAAATATGACCGAAGAAAAAGCATTTAAACACGAAATTTATATGATTGCCTTATTTGGTAGAAAAGATTTGGGTACTGGTATTTTACTTAATATGTCGAATGGTGGAGAAAAAGGTGGATGCAAAATATGTCCAACTAAAAAATCCATTACATTATTTGGTATCAAATATGATTCAATATATAAAGCATGTAAAGAAAATAACATAAGTTACTCTCAATATAAAATATTAATCGATGAGAATTTACCTTTTACTAATGGTGAGGATTTAAAAAAATTTATATGGGAAAGAAGAAATAATAAAATATCAAAAGGACAGGCAGGAAACACAAATAAAAAAGGTTGGAAAAGTAATCCAATAACTTATATGAGACAAAGTAAATCTATAAAAAAAGCACTTGCAGAAAGGGTAAATAAATACTCATAGCAATCATAATGTTATGAGTGATGTAATTATTGAAAAGAAAAATGAGGTTTACATTAAGCTACATTGTGAATCTCATATTTTATATGAACTTCAACCTTATTTTACGTTTGAAGTTGAGTCTGCAAAATTTATGTCCCAGTATAGAAGTAGGCACTGGGATGGTAAGATTCGTTTACTAAGCACTCATACTGGAGAAATCTATGCTGGTTTGTTAGATAAAATTATCGACAAACTGAAACTGCATAATTACACGTATGAATTTAAAGAAAATAAATTCTATGGGTTGCCCTTTGAAGTTAATGAGGGCATCTCATATGAAGGTGTAAAAGATTATATGTCTTCTATTTGTGCTCATTCTCCGCGAGAGTATCA